AGCGCCTCCCGCCGAGCGCGAGTCTGGGGGTTTCCAGGTAAGGCAAGCCTAAGTTGCCCCGACGACCTCGAAAGGAGGCCCTCATGGCCGGACGTGGCCCCGCCCCGAAGCTCCAGCACCAACGCGAGCGCGACACCAAGCGCCGCCAAGCCGACGCGGTCCTCCTCCGGGCCGACGGCGTCCTCCGTGGACCGGCCCTCCCGGCCGCGATCGTCGCCCCCCACCCCGAGACCGTCGCCTGGTGGGAGACCTGGCGCCGCTCGCCCCAGGCCCAACTCTTCGAGCCGACCGACTGGGAGGCCCTCAAACGGGCCGCCCTCCTCCACGACTACGTCTGGAAGTCGACGACCACCCCTGGCGGCAAGCCGTCGGCCGCCGCGATCTCCGAGCTCCGGCTGATCGAGGAGCGCTACGGCGCCACCTACGTCGACCGCCAGCGCGCCAAGATCCATATCGACTCCGGCGACGGCGACGACGCCGAGGTCGTCCAGCTTCGCTCCGTGAGCTCCCGCGCCGACGTCCTGGCCCGCATGAAGGGCGAGAAGTGAGCGCCCTAGCGCCCGCCGTCACCGCCATTACCTCCCTGCCCGACTTCCCCCTGGACGGCTCCGTAAAGACGCTCGGATGGGGCGTGATCGAGTGGGCCGAGGGCTACCTCCTCCAGCCCGACGGCGACCAAGCTGGCGAGCCTTTCACGTTTACACGCGAGCAAATCAACTTCATCCTCTGGTTTTACGCCCTGGACGCCGGAGGCTCCTTCGAGAGCCGCCGCGCCGTCCTCCGCCGGGCGAAAGGCTGGGGCAAGTCGCCCTTCCTCGGCGCCCTGGCCCTGGCCGAGCTCTGCGGCCCCGTCCGCTTCGCTGGCTGGGACTCCTTCGGTGAGCCGATCGGCGTCCAGCACCCGAAGCCCTGGATCGTGATCGCTGGCGTCTCCGAGACCCAGACTCAAAACACCTTCGACGCGATCCGCGCCATGTGCGAGGACTCGCTCCTGGTCGAGGACTACGGCCTGGACGTGGGCCTCACCCGCATCCTCACGCCGACGGGGAAGATCGTCCCGATCACCGCCAACTCCGCGACCCAGGAAGGCGCCCGCCCGTCCTTCGCAATCATGGACGAGACCCACCACTGGACGCTCTCCAACGGCGGCTACAAGCTGGCCCGCGTGGTCCGGCGTAACCTCGCCAAGTCCCGCGACGGCGCCGCGCGCGTCGTCGAGACGACCAACGCTCACGAGCCCGGCCACGACTCCGTCGCCGAGGCGAGCTACCTCGCCTGGAGGGCAATGGTCGAGGGCCGGACGATCTCCAAGGGCCTCCTCTACGACACCCGCGAGGCGCCCGGCGATATCGACCTGGCCGACGAGAAGGCCGTAATGGCGGGCCTAAAGGCCGCCTACGGTGATGCTTCCTGGGTAGATCTCGACCGCATCCTGGCGGAAATCTACGACCCGGACACCCCGCCCGAAGAGGCCCGGCGCTTCTACCTCAATCAGATCGTCGCCGCCGCTGACTCCTGGGTATCCCCGCCGGAGTGGCAGAAGAACCGCAAGGGCGACCTCCGCCCGCTCCTCCTGGCGCCCGAGCCGGGCAAGTGGAAGAAGGGCGACACCGTCACCCTCGGCTTCGACGGCTCCCTTACCGACGACTCGACGGCCCTCGTGGCTTGCCGCGTCGACGACGGCGCCGTCTTCCTCCTGGCGATCTGGGAGAAGCCCGAAGGCCCCAAGGGCCAAGGCTGGGAAGTCCCCAAGGAGCAAGTCCGCGACGCCGTGGACTTCGCCTTCGCCCACCTGGACGTCGTCGCCTTCTTCTCCGACGTCGCCTACTGGGAGACGGACGTGGACGCATGGCGCGACGCCTACGCCGAGCGCCTCCTGGTCAAGGCCACGACGCGCCACGCGATCGGCTGGGATATGCGAGGACACCAGATGGACACGACCCGCGCCGTCGAGGCCCTCCACCGGGCCATTACCGACGGCGAGCTCCCCTGGAACGCCCACCACCTCCTCGCGGGCTCCGCTGGCGCCAACGCCGAGGAGATCCTTACCCGGCACATGCTCAACGCCCGCCGCCGGATCAATCGCTGGGGCGTCTACTTCGGCAAGGAGACCCGCGAGTCTCCCAAGAAGGTCGACGCCGTGGCCGCCCTGGTCCTGGCGCGTATGGCCCGCACCCGCATCCTCTCCGACGGCGTCCTAAAGAAGGTACGCCGCGCCCCTGGCCGCCTGATCGGCTTCTAACCCTCGAAAGGAGGCCCCTTGGCTATCGACGCAAAACTCGCCGCCCGCCTGAACGGCGAGCTTGAAGCCGACCTCCAGCGCGAGGGACGGCTCGGCAAGGTCAAACGGTACCTCGACGGCGACCACGACCTCCCCTACATGCCTCGCGGCGCCAAGAAGGAGTACGAGCACCTTGCCAAGCGCTCGATTACCAACTGGACCCCGCTCCTCTCGGATACCTACGGCAAGGGCCTCTTCGTGGACGGCTACCGGCCCGCCAAGGCGGCCGAAAACGCCGCCCCCTGGGGCTACTGGCAGGACAACGGCCTGGACGCCCGCCAGACGATCGTCCACCGTGGCGCCCTGGAATACGGCGCGGCCTACAACCTGATCCTCCCTGGCACCCTCCAGGAGCGCCGCATCCCCCGCATCCGGCCTCTGAACCCGCTCCGCTCCGCCGCGTGGTACCGCGACGAAGACGACGAGTTTCCCGAGATCGGCCTCCGGCGCGTCGGGACCACAATGGACGGCGCCCAACTGATCGAGATCTACGACAAGACGAGCGTTTACACGTTCGCCAAGCCGAAGGACTCGGAGGACTGGGTACTCTCCCGCGTCGACGAGCACGGCGCCGGATACACCCCCTTCGTCCGCTTCCGGGAGCGCCTGGACGGCGAGAGCAAGGGCATCATCCGGCCGATCTTCAACCTCCAGGACCGTGTAAACGAGATCGTCTTCTCGACGCTGATCGCTATCCAGTACGCCGCCTTCCGCCAGCGCTGGGCGACCGGCCTCGTGATCCCGGAGGACGACGAGGGCAACCCGATCGAGCCCTTCCAGAGCGCGGTCGACCGCCTCTGGATCACGGACTCCGAGGGCGCCAAGTTCGGCGACTTCGCCCAGACGGAGACCTCCGGCCACCTCGCCGCCTACGAGTCCACCGTCCGGACCCTGGCGGCCGTGGCCCAGATCTCCCCGAATATCCTCACCGGCGACCTCGTGAACCTCTCCGCCGACGCCCTGGCCCAGATGGAGGCCAGCACCCAGCGGAAGATGGGCGAGTACGAGACCCTCTTCGGCGAGTCCTGGGAGTCCACCTTCCGGCTCGCGGCCCTGGTCGCTGGCGACTCCGCCGCCGCCCTGGACACCTCCGCACAAGTCCGCTGGCGCGACACTGAGGCCCGCTCGCTGGCCCAGACGGTCGACGCGCTGGGCAAGATCGCCCAGATGCTCCAGGTACCCGTCGAGGCCCTCTGGGAGAAGATCCCAGGCGTGACCGACCAGGACGTCGAATATTGGAAATCCATCCGGGACACGACCGACCCCCTCGGCGAGCTCGTGGCCGAGGTCCAGCGCCAGACCGGCTCCTCCGCTGGAGCCGACGCCATGAAGGGCACCCGCGAGGAAGCCTCAGCCATGAAGGCCAAGGCTGACGCTATGGGCGTCCTGATCCGTTCCGGCGTGGACGCCGAGAGCGCCGCTAAGCAGGTGGGCCTCGACGGCGTCGAGTTCACCGGCGCGGTCCCCGTCTCGCTCCGTCTGCCCCAGGCGGAAGCCGCACCCCTGGAAGAGTAAGAGAGGAGGCCCACTATGGCACCCGATCTAGTGGGCCTCTCTCGCTCGCACATGACCAAGCAGGTCGCCGACGCCGCCCAGATCCAGGCGGGCCTCGCCGTCGCGTTCGATAAGCACATGGACCCGGCGGCCCTGGACGCCTCCTTCCCGGCCTTCTACCGCTCCGCCCTGGCCCTGGTCTCGGCGGGCCGGTCCCGCGCCGTCAAGACGGCCACGGACTACTTCGGCGCCGCCAAGACGGGCGCGGGCTACGACTCCCTGGTCCCGGCGATCCCGGCCCCGGAGCTCGACCTCGCCATGAGCGTCCAGGCCCTCCTCCTCAACGGCCCGGTCTCCGTCAAGAAGCAACTCTCCTCTGGCGTCGGCCTGATCGCCGCAATGGACAAGGCCAAGGCCCAGACGCTCCGCGTCGGCAAGCGCCTCGTCCTGGAGGCCCCGCGCAAGCACCTAATCACCCTCTCGCACAAGGACAAGGACGCCCTCGGCTGGGCGCGCGTCTCCGACGGCCAGCCTTGCGACTTCTGCGCCATGCTCGTCTCGCGCGGCCCGGTCTACTCCGAGCAGACCTCCCGCTTCCAGGCGCACAACGGTTGCGGGTGCTCCGTCCGGCCCTTCTTCAAGGGCGAGGCCGACGGCGGCTGGAGCCCGGACGCCCTGGCCCTCCGCGAGCTCTGGGACGCCGAGGGCGGCGACCTCGCCTCCTGGCGCGAGGCGTACTCCGCCGCCGTGAACGACCCAGGCTCAAAGGTCTTCCAGGTCTTCACGGACAAAGTCGCCCGGCATATCTCCTCCCCGGCGATCGTCGCCGCCAGGAAGTCCGCCTCCGCCGCCTACACGGCCGCCAGGGAGGCCCAGAAGGTCGCCGAGGCACAAGCACGCGCCGCCGCCTCCTCCGAGGCCCAGAAGGCCGCCGAGGAGGCCGCCAAAGAGGCCGCCAAGGAAGCCGCCAAGATCAAGAAGTGGAAGGGCAAGCCCGCCCCGGTAAAGCCGGTCGAGCCGAAGCCCGCCGCGACCCTCGGCCCGGCGGCGTTCGATCAATTCCTGGCCGACGCCAAGAAGCGCTTCGCCGACTTCGCCGCCAAGACCGGCAACCCGAAGAACGACCTAACGCTCTCGCTCAACTGGAGCTACTTCCAGAAGGTCGTCAACTCACACGATAAGGCCGCCCTCTCCTACTTGAAGTCAAACAACTACATCGACTCCAAGCTGGAGGCCGACGCGCTGGCGGCCATGAAGCTCGCCGACGCCCCGATCCCCGGCGCCGCCGAGGCGTACAAGAAGGCCCTCCGCTCCTACAAGGGAAGCCTCACGCGCTACAAGCGCTACGTCGAGGAGTGGCGCGAGGTCAACGGGATCACCTCGACCGCCTCCGGCATGGACGGCGCGACGGTCTTCCAGACGACCCACGAGGCCGTCTCCTGGGCCAATAAGCAATTCCCCATGCCGCCGAACGGCGCGCCGAAGAACGCCTTGAAGCTCTACACCGGCGGCTCTTACCGCGAGTGGAACAACGCCCTACGGCGCCACGCGGACGGCTCCACGCTCCCGCCGGGGCAATGGGAGACGCACACGAAGAACGCGGACAAGGGCTTCGTCCCGGCGCCCGAGGACTTCATCGTCACGCGCGGCTCCGGCTGGGACGAGTTCGCCACCCCGGACGGCAAGCGCTCCTACTCGATCCCGCCGCCCCCACCGGAGGATCTGATCGGCACGGTCCAGACCCAGCACGGCTACACCTCCACGGCCATGAGCGGCGCCGCCTCTAACTCGACCTTCGGCGGCTCGGTCCAGATCAAGATCCGCGTCCCCCAGGGCCACCCGGTCGCATGGGTAGACCCCTACTCCAACTTCAAGGGCGAAAATGAGCTCCTCCTGGGGCGCTCGACGAGCCTCTATATCCACAACGTCTACAAGTCCAGTAGCGGCCACCACCACGTCGTCGAGGCCGAGGTGATCCCCCAGGGGGTCGACCCGGCCACCTTCGGCGCGTCGGCGACCCCCATGCCCGCCGCCTCGCCATTCCAGTGAGGCGCCTCGCGTGGTAGGCTTGACGCGACACACGAAAGGAGGTAGAGGTGCTCAACGATAGAGCCCCTGAGCCGTTCGACCTGACCTACTCCCCGGCCCGCTACCCGGCGCCGGACTGGGAGGCGATCGGCCGCGTGGCGCGCATATGGGTACCCGACGACGAGACCGTCGGCTGGCTGGTCTTCCAAGATCCCGACCGGCTGGCCTTCCTCTCCGACGTCGGCCCCGAGAAGCTCGGCTACGTCGTCCGGGAGCTCGTCCGCGACCGCATGATCCAGGGAGCCCGCGAGGGCATCCCTCCGGCGGCCCTCTGGGACGAGCTCCTGGCCCGTACCCTCCACACCACCCCTACCGAAGACTTCCTCCCCGCGATCCTCGCGGACGTGAGGACCGCCTGGAGCGGCTAGACGCCTCCCCAGACACAGCCTGCCCGGCACACGCCCGGCGGGCTTTTTCATGCCCAAAAATCCCCCGCGTCCTGGCAGGTCCAGCGACGCCGACCGTCCCAAGGAGGACGTTTACACATGGCTGATACCGAGAAGACCACGACCGACGCCCAGGCCAAGCCGGAAGACGGCAAGGCGCCCTGGGGCGACGACTTCGACGCCGAGCGGGCGTGGAAGCTGGTCCAGAACCTCCGCACTGAACGCGACGGCCTAAAGGCCGAGCGCGACGCTCTGAAAGTCGAGCGCGACACCCTGGCGACCGAGAAGGACTCCGTTGCCACGGAAGGCCAGAGCGAGCTCCAGAAGCTCCAGGCCCGCCTCGACCAGATCGAGAAGGAGGCCAAGCAGAAGGACCGCGATCTCGCGCTCCAGAAGGTGCTCCGCAACCACCCGGACCTTGAAGAGTTCGCCGATCTCCTGACCGGCGACACGGAAGAGGAGCTCGCCGCCAAGGCCGAGCGACTCGCGGCGATCGGCAAGGCCAAGGCCCCCGCCGACGACGCCGCCAAGGACGGCGAGAAGGACGGCGCCCAGGCCCTTCCCGGTAAGCCCCAGCCAAACCTCACCCCCGGCCACGGCGGCGAGGACACCACCCCCTTTGATCCTACGGCGATCGCACTCGCGGCCCGTAAGTAACCTCCTCTGAAAGGAACTACCCCCTAATGGCTAACACCTTCTACACCGCCGAACAGGTAGCCAAGGTCGCCGTCGCAATGGCAACCCAGGACTCCTACCTCGGCGCCCTGGTCAACCGCAACTTCGAGAACGATCTCCTGGGCGGCGGCGGCAAGGGCCGGACGGTAAACGTCCGCATCCCGTCCGCGCTGATCGCCCGGACCCGAGGTATCGACGATATCTCGACCAACATCGTCCTCGATCAGCTCACCGAGTCGACCGTCTCCGTGACCCTGGGCGAGCACCTCTACAACGCCGTCGCCCTCTCGGAAGGCGACCTGAGCCTGAACCTGGAGAACTTCTCCAAGCAGGTACTCGCTCCCCAGGTCGACGCCGTCGTCGACTCCGTGGAAGAGGAAGTCGCCGCCGCTCTGCGGGCGATCACCCTCGACACCACGATCGCCTGGGACGCGGCCAACCCGGTCGCCACCTTCACCAAGATCCGCCAGGAGCTCCGCAAGCGCGGCGTGCCCCAGACCGGCCTCAACGTCGTGGTGGGCACCAACGTCTACGCGGCCCTCCTGGACGCCAAGGCGATCACCGACGCCTCCGAGTCCGGCTCGACCGCCGCTCTCCGCGACGGCAACGTCGGCCAGATCCGGGGCTTCCAGATCGTCGAGTCGACCCGCGTGGACGACGACGAGATCGTGGCCTTCCACCGCGACGCCTTTACCCTGGCCGTCCGCGCTCCGATCGTCCCGGCTGGCGCGGCCTTCGGCCAGAGCGTTTCCCAGGGCGGCTACTCCCTGCGGTACCTCCGCGACTACGACGTGATGAAGACCGTAGACCGCTCTATGGTCTCGACCTTCGCGGGCGTCGCGGCCATGCCGCTCTACAAGGTGGAGCGCGACTACACCGCCGGTACGGCCTCCGTGGTCGAGGTACCGGGCGGCGCCGCCTTCCGCATGAGCATCGGCGACGCGGAACCGGTCTAATCCGCCTCTAGAGATCCGTGGGGCGCTTCACCCGAGGCGCTCCACGGCTCTCTGAGCCCCTAAAAGGAGCTTCACCTTGCCAATACCCCTTCCACCGCCCGTTAGCGCGCTGGAGCGCCGCCTGGGGCTCCCGGAGGGCGCTCTGGCCGGAGAGGATCTCGCCCGCGCCGAGGAAGCACTCGACGACGCCGCCACCCTGGCCCTCGCCGAGGTCTCCGCGACCACCGCGACCCTCTGGGCGGCCGACGCCCCCAAGGTCGCCGTCCTCGTGGTCCTAAAGGCCGCCCGCCGCGAGTTTGAGAACCCTCGCGGGATGGAGAGCGAGTCCCTCGGCGAGCACACCGTCGGCCTCACAGACACCTCCGGCGTCTACCTCACCGCCCGCGAGATCGCCCAGATCCGCCGCGCCGCGACCGGCCGCTCCGGCGGCTTCGTCGGCACCGTCCGCACCCCAACCGCCTACGAGAAGTAGAGGAGGCCCGCATGGCTGACAAGGCCGAGGAGACGTACTTCGTCCCCGCCGCCGGTCCCGACGTCCCCCTGGACGGCGTGAGCGACCTCTTCCCCCTGATCGCCGAGGAGGATCTCCTCGAATGATCCTGAACGCCTACCGTCGGGCGCCTTCGGTCTACCGACTCACCCCCGGCACCACCTACGACTCCTACGGCGACCCCGTCGAGTCCTGGGACACCCCCACCCGGACCCTCCTCCGAGGCGCGACCGTCCAGGACGTCTCCGTCGTCGAGGAGGACGGCGTCTCCCGCCACGTCCTCCGCCTCCAGAAGCGCCTCTACTGCCCCGGCGACCCTGGCCTCTCGGCCGCCGACCGGATCGAGGTCGACGGCGAGGTCTTCAAGGTCGACGGCGACCCGACCGTCCGCTACGGCCTCGCCTCCACCGTTTACACGACCGCCGCGCTCACGAGCACCTCGATCGGCTGAAAGGAGCCGCATGGCTAAGAAGATCCGCCTCGACTCCAAGGGCATAGCCGAAGTGCTCAATAGCGCGCCCGTCTACGCGGCGACCCAGGAGCTCGCGGCCTCGATCGCTGGCTCCGTGAACGCCTCCGCCGGAGGCGAGAAGATCCCAGTCACCCGGAAGACCCGCGTGGCCGCCGGTGGCCGCCTCTCGGCGCGCCGGGCCGTGGATATCCACCTCGCCCACCCCGCCGGACTCCGGGCCGAGGCCAAGCATGGCTTCCTGGCCCGCGCGGCGGCTAGCAAGGGCCTCCAGGTCCGGAAGCGGCGGGGCTAATGACAGACTCCGCCGTCCTCTTCCCGGACCCCCAGAAGGCCGTCCGCGACCTCCTCCGCCTCGTCCTCCAGGACCGGCCGGAGCTCGTCGCCCAGGGCGTCACGGTCTCGACCAAGGCCCCGCCCGGCACCTCCCCCAAGCTCCCTTACGTCCAGGTCCGCTCCGACGGCCGCTTCCGCGACTCCCGGCTCAACGGCCGGGCCTCCGTCCGGATCATCGTCTGGCACACGGACGAAGGGTATGGCGAGGAGCTCGCGGGGCTCTGTGAGGCCCTCCTCCTGGCGGCCACGTCGCCGGAGATCCGGGGCTTCTCACCCCTGACCGGCCCCATGCCGACCGGCGATCCCGACACCGGGGCGCCTATGTCCTATTTCACCCTCTCGGCCCGGCTCCGCCCGGTCCAAATCAGCTAAGGAGCAACGCCTATGAGCGGCGACGCTAAAAACACCTCTCTCTGGAACGGCGCGGACGTCTTCATTGCCCCCGCCGACACCGCTGGCCCCGCCGACACCGTGACCGCCTGGACCGCCGAATGGGAAGCCGTCGGCCTCCTGGACGGCGAAGAAGGCTTTACCGAAGGCCGCGACCAGGACACCTCGGAGCACTATGCCTGGGGCGGCAACCTCTACCGCCGGACGATCTCCAAGCACAAGCGAACCTTCAAGTTTGTCGCCCTGGAAGACAACGACGTCGTCTTCGACCTCGTAAACCCCGGCTCGACGCGGACGACCACTACCGGCGTCCGGACCTCCACCATCAAGGCACCCGTCGCGGGCCAGAAGTTCGCTATCGGCTTCGAGCTCCGCGATAACGGCCGCGTCAAGCGCCGGGTCGCCAAGATCGCCGAGGTCTCCGAGGTCGCCGAGATCAAGGAGTCCGAGTCCGAGCCGACGGTCTATGAGATCACCGTCATGGTCTTCCCCGAGGCCGACGGCACCCTCTACGAGACCATCGAGGACGACCCGACGGCTCCGTAACCCTCTAGCGGGAGGGGCGCTCGCGTGGGGCGCCTCTCCCGTTTACACACCCTCCCACGCATCCTCCAACCCACGCTAAGGAGCTACCCCCATGACTTCCCCCAAGACCCCCGCCGCCGCCGAAGCACTCGGCGAGAGCATCCCCTTCACCTTCGACGGCCAGGACTTCACCGTCCTGCCCTCCTCGGAGTGGAGCTTCGACGCCCTGGAAGCCTACGAGACCGGCCGCGTCCTGGCCTTCCTCCAGGAGATCCTCGACGGCGACTCCTACGCGACCCTCCGGGCAATGAAGCCCAAGGCGTCCGTCCTCGGCGACTTCGTGATCGCCCTCCAGCGAGCGGCCGGTATCGCGGGAAACTAGGCGCGCTCGTCCGCCTACTCCGCGAGACTCCCGACGTCGTAGAAGCCGACCTCCAGCGCTTCTACGGCGTCGACCTCGCGGACTACTGGCGCGGCGAGCTCTCGCCCCGGCGGCTCTCCGTCTTCATCCATCAGCTTCCCGCTGACTCCGCCACGGCCCGGCACTTCGCCAACGCCGACGGCTGGGATCTCCACGCCTTCCTCCTCGCTGACCTCTTCCAAGCCTTCACAGGCGAGCTCCACCCGGCCCGCCCCCAGCCGCAAGGCCCCTCCTCGCGCTACTCCCAGCTACGGGCGCGACTGGAGGCCCAGAAGGCCCGCCTAAACCGCCCCTAAAGGAGGCCCCTATCCAGTGAGCAACGTAGGCTACGCAACCCTTACCATCCTGCCCTCGGCGAAGGGCTTCTCCTCGGCCCTGGGGCGCGAGGTCAACCCGGCCCTTACCTCGGCCGGGGCGGCTTCCGGCCAGCGATCGGCCAAGGCGTTCGGCGGCTCCTTCCTCCCGGTCCTGAAAGGCGCGGTAGGCATGGCCGCCGGGCTCGGTATCGGCATGGCCGTCGGCACCGGGATCAAGTCCGGCCTCCAGACCGCCGCCTTCATGGAGAATGCCACGATCTCCTTCGAGACGCTCCTCGGAAACAAGGGCGCCGCCAAGAAGATGATCGCGGACGTCTCCGCCTTCGCCGCCAAAACCCCCTTCGAGCTCCCCGGCCTCACCGCCAACGTCCGCTCCCTCCTGGGCGCGGGCGCCACGGCTAAGTCCGTAATCCCGACCATGAGCGCCCTCGGCGATACCAACGCGGCCCTCGGCGGCTCCCAGGAGGAGCTCAACGCCGTTACCCGCGCCTGGACGCAAATGATGGGCAAGGGCAAGATCTCCGCCGAAGAGATGCTCCAGATCACGGAGGCGGGCATCCCGATCTGGTCCATTGCCTCCAAGGCCCTGGGCAAGCCCGTCGGCGAGATCCAGAAAATGGCCTCCGAGGGCAAGCTCCTCTCCAAGGACGTCCTCCCGCTCCTGGAAACCCAGATGAACAAGGACTACGGCGGGAGCATGGCGAAACAGGCCAAGACGCTCTCCGGCGTCTGGTCGACCGTCAAGGACACAGTCAACATGGCTATGGCCCAGGCGCTCCAGCCGCTCGTCCCGCTCCTAACCACGATCCTCCCTCCGGCCGCCGACGCCCTCGCCAAGGGGATCGGCTGGATCTCCTCGGCTATCGAGGGCCTCGTAAAGCTCGTCGTCAACGGCGACTTTAGCGGGGCGCTCACCCGCGCCTTCGGCTGGGAAGAGGATAGCGGGATCGTAGACAAGATCCTCACGATCCGGACGGCCGTGATGGACTTCTTCAATCAGATCCAGACCGGCTCCGGCCCGGCCGGGGGCGCCTTCAAGGCGATCACGGACGCGCTGACCCCGCTCTGGACGATCATCACGACCCAAGTCTGGCCCGCGATCCAGAATCTCGTCGCCGCCTTCCAGACGGGCATCCAGCCGGTCCTCCAGGTGCTCGGCGATATCATCACCGGCTCGATCATCCCCGCCTTCCAGCAAATGGCCGCCCAGGCCGGACCCTTGTTTACACAGCTAGGCCAGACGATCAACGTCGTGGCCCAGCAAATCGGCCCGATCCTCCAGGGCGTCGCCGACGTGATCCGCAACGTCTGGGGCTTCATCGGCCCCTTCGTTATGTCGACCCTCATGGGGATATTCAATAACGTCGTCGGCATCTTCACCGGCGTCTTCACTGTGATCCAGGGCGTCGTAAACCTGGTCTCCGCCCTCTTCCGGGGCGACTGGGCCGCCGCCTGGGCCGCCCTCGGCCAGATCGTCTCCGGCGCCGTGCAAGCGGTCTGGAACTTCGTCCAGCTTTGGATCGTCGGCAAGATCACCGCGCTCCTCGGCCCGTTCATGGGCTTCCTAAAGGGCCTCTTTAGCGGCGCCTGGGGCGCAATCTCCGGCATCGTCAAGGGCGCCGTCCAGGGCATTAGCTCGATCATCGGCTGGATGATCGTCGGTATCCGAGGCGTGATCTCCGGCGGGCTCAACGCCGTCCGGGGCATCTTCACCTCCGTCTTCAACGGCGTCCTCTCCTTCCTCCGGGGCGTCTGGAACGGGATCGTGAACGGCGTCTCCGGCATGATAGGCAACGTCGTCCGCTTCTTCGGCGGGCTCCTCGGCAAGATCACCGGGGCGATCGGCAACGCCGGTCAAGCCCTCTGGAACGTCGGCCGCCAGATCATCCAGGGCCTTATCGACGGCATCGGCTCCATGATGGGCGCGATCGGCCGCGCGATCCTCTCGCTCGTCCCCGGCCCGATCGTCGGCGTCTTCAAGAACCTCCTCGGTATTCACTCCCCGTCCCGCGTCTTCCGTGGCTTCGGCGTGAACATCGGCGAGGGCCTCGTCCTGGGCATCCAGGATATGCACGGCGACGTCCAGGACGCGGTCTCCGACCTCGCGGGCATCCCCGCCAACGCCACCCTCCAGGCTCCCTCGGTCCAGGCCGGGCGGGGCGTAAAGGGCGTCGTCTCCGACGCGCTGGCCCGGAGCGTCAACGGGGCCTCCCCCGTCGTCGGCTCCCTCACCCTCCAGTCGTCCGGCAACGTCCAGGACGACGTCGAGGAGGCACTCTTCCACCTACGTCGTATCTCCCGAGGAGGGCTCTATGCCTAACCCCCAGCCCTGGCTCCTGACCTACCCAGGCGAGGATCTGGTCTTCGGGAGCGTCGAGTCCGGCTACGTCTTCACGGCGGCGCCGGACCTCGGCGCGCGGGAGATCGAGCACGAGGACGAGCGGCGTCCGCGAGGCGACGGTAGCTCCTTCGGCCAGGACTACGTCGGCGGCCGGACGATCACCTTCGAGCTCGACGTAAACGGCGTCGACCAGGCGGCGACCGAGGCCAAGCTCGCCGCGCTCTCGCGGGCGTGGCGCGCCGACGTCGTCCGCTCCACGCCGGGCGCTACGGCGGCCCTGATCTCCCACAACGGCAGGGTCGCCTACGGGCGCCCGCGCCGCTTCGCCTCCAACGACGACCTCGCGCCCCAGGGGATCTCGACCGTCGTGGCCGACTTCGCCACGGCCGACGATCAATGGTACGGAGCGATCGAGCAGGGCGTAACCGTCTCCCTCGTCCCGGCCCCGTCCGGCGGCCTCCTGGCCCCGCTGGCGGCCCCACTCTCCACCACCCTCTCCTCCGACCGATCGCAAGGCATCCGGATCGGCGGCGAGACCCCGACCTGGCCCGTCTTCGAGATCCAGGGGCCGATTACCAACCCCGTCGTCGAGCTCGTCGGCGCGCTCCGAATGGAGTTCCGGCTGACCCTGGCCTACGACCAGACCCTCGTCGTCGACTCCCGGCCCTGGGCGCGCTCGATCCTCCGCAACGGAGCGAGCGTCGCCGGGGCGATCACCCGAACCTCGACCCGGCTGGCCCACGCCGCCCTAGACCCTGGCGCCTACGAGTTTGTACTCCGTGGCACCGCCAACTCCGGCAACCCCTCGGCGACTATCCGCTGGCGGGAAGCCTACATGACCCCGTAAGGAGCATTATTCTATGTCCTGGGACTCCGTTCCGTGGTTCGTCGGCGGCGGCGCCGAGCACTCTCCCGAGGTGGCCCGCCTCCTGGCCTACGCCGCTACCGGCGGCGCCGAAGGCATCGTTACCGCCGAGGGCCTGAAAGTATCGCCCCTGGCCGTCCCTGGCGGGGGCGTCCGCGTCGACCCTGGCGCGGCCCTGATCCGCAACCGGGCGGCGGGCGGCGACCTCCAGACCTACGTCGCCCGTAACCCGACTACTGACACTGTGACGATCGCGGCCACCGGCTCCGGCTCCGGCCGGACGGACCTGATCGTGGCGCAAATTGAAGACCCCTTCATGGCTGGCGAGCCCTGGCAGGAGCCGACCGACCCCAAGGTAGGCCCCTACGTTTACACGCGGGTAGTCTCCAACGTCCCCGCCGGGACCAAGCGCCTCCAGGACGTCGCGGGATACGAGGGCCGCTCGGCGATCACCCTGGCCCGCGTCACCATCCCGGCCTCGACGTCGACAGTAACCGCCGGGATGATTACCGACCTCCGCGCGCTGGCCCGGCCCCGCTCCGAGCGCCGCATGACGACCGTCTTCCCGTCTGGCGCCCGCACGGCGGGTAACAAGCTCCCGACCACGAGCTACGGCCCCTGGCCGCTGACCTCGGCCCAGCGTCCGGCCGTCCAGGTGCCCGAATGGGCCACCCGGATCGACATTGTCGTCCATATCTCCGGCGCCCTCTTCCAGAAGGGCGGGTCGACGACCGACACCGTCGCCGGCGTCCGGACTTCGTTCGGCACGACGACCCCGGCAGAGAATGGCATCCTGGTCGCCGACGTCGAGGACGCGGACGGGCGCTACCACTACACCGTCGTCGGCACTCACGCGATCCCCGCCTCCATGCGCGGCACGACGCAATATATCGAGGCTCAGGGCGTCCGAACCTACGGGACCGGCAACTGGTATGCCGACTACCAGACCTCCGTCGTCGTCGACTGGCAGTTCTCCGAGGAGGCCGCCTAAATGACCGAATGGCGCTTCATTGCCCAGCGCGCCACGACCAAGGAGTTTCTCGACCTGGACGTCCCCCTCCGCCGGGAAGAGCTCAAGTGGGAGCTCTCCGGCGCGGGGGCGCTCCGGGCGACGATCTCTCCCGACGTCGGCACCATGCGCGCCTCCGACGGCCGCCTCCTCCTGGAGGAGTGGGGCACCCTCCTTTACGCCGAAGCCGACGGCGAGATCCGCTGGGGCGGAATCGTGATCTCCTCCAAGTTCGACGGACCCAAGTGGACCGTCGAGGCGGCGGGCTTCACCTCCTACCTCCACGGCCTCGCCTACGCGGGCGACTACTCCAAGATCCAGATCGACCCGGTCGACGCCGTCATGGAGATCTGGCGCCACGTCCAGAGCTACCCGGACGGCGACCTCGGCGTCGTCGTCACCGGAGACAAGACCCCCGTCCGGATCGGCACGGCCACGGAGAAGAAGTCCTTCACCACCGGCGCCGGAGAGAACGTCTCCTTTGAGTCCGGCCCCTACGCCCTGAACTGGTGGAGTAACCAGGACTGTGGCAAGGAGCTAGAGGATCTCGCCAAGGAGACACCCTTCGACTTCCAGGAGCGGCACTACTGGAGCGGCGACGAGATCAAGCACGAGCTCCAGATCGGCTATCCCCGCCTCGGCCGCCGCCGGACGGACCTTGCCTTCATCCAGGGCGACAACGTCACGCGGGTAGTAACGCCCACGATCGACGGCGACGACTTCGCCAACGAAGTCCTCGGCCTGGGCGCTGGCGAGGGCAAGGGCGCCGTCCACCGGACGACCGCCGTCCGCGACGGCCGCCTCCGGCGTAGCTACGTTTACACGGCCAAGGACGTGACCTCCGCCTCCCGGATGGACGCCCTTATCCGCGACCAACTCCAGCGCCGGGGCCTCTCCCTGGATATCACTTCGATTACCGTCCGCGACCATCCAAACGCCCGGATCGGCTCCTGGACCGTCGGCGACGACGTCCTCGTCCAGGCGACCATCCCCTGGCTCGGCGACGTCGAGCTCTGGTGCCGGATCGTCGGCTGGACCCTTCTCACTGAACACACGGCGACCCTCTCCTTGAAGAGGTCCGACGCCTTTACCTACGGAGGTTAGACCGCATGGCAGACGCCGCCGCAAAACTCGCCGCCCGGCTCGCTGAACTGGAGCGCCGCCTCGTCGCTATGGAGCGAGGCCAGCAACTCCGCCACTCGACGGTCGACGTCGGCGGCGAGGCCCTCACGGTCCCGGACGCCCTCTCCCAGGGTATCGAGGCCCTTACCGCCTCCGTCGAGCTCGACGGCAAGCTGACTACCGCCCAGAGCGATCTCGACGCCTCCAAGGCCCGCCTCGACGCGGCCGAGGCCGATATCGTCGACGCCTTCGGCCAGATCGACACGGTAGACGGCAAGGCCGACGCGGCCGACGCTAAGGCCGTAGCGGCCCAGACCGCCGCCTCCGACGCCCAGACGGCGGCTGACAACGCCCACACGGCCGCCGACGACGCGGCAACCGCCGCCGCCAACGCGGCCGGGATCGCAAACGGCAAGGGCAAGGCCCTGATCCAGTCGACGGCCCCGGCCACCGCTGACCAGAACGCCGTCACCCTCTGGATCGACACGACCGGCGGGGCCAACACCCCGAAGCGCTGGAACGGCTCCGCCTGGGTCGCCGTGACCGATAAGGCCGCCACGGACGCCGCCACGGCCGCCGCCAACGCGGCCAGCGCGGCCGCAGCCGCCGACGCCAAGGCCGTCGCGGCCCAGACGGCCGCTGGCAACGCCCAGAGCACCGCCGATAGCGCCCTCACTATGGCTGGCTCCAAGGGCAAGGTCTACTACGACACCACGACCCCGTCCGGCACCGGCACGGCGGCGGGCGACCTCTGGCGCCGGGTCGACTCGTCTAAGAACGTGATCGGCGAGTGGTACTGGACCGGCTCCGCATGGCAGAGCTCCCAGATCACGACCTCGGCGATCTCCAACCTCGACGTCGGCAAGCTCACGGCGGGCTCCGCCGCGATCCTCACCGTGACCGCCCAGAAGATCGCCGCCTCCACGGCCGCCTTCCAGACGGTCGACGTAAAGAACCTCTTCGCCACGTCCGGCACACTCGACACCGCCGTAATCGACAAGCTCTGGACCGACGTCGTCAACTCCCGCAAGATCACGACCGGGATGCTCCTGGTAGGCCGTGGGAGCAACCTAATCAACTGGACACCGGGCGACGTAACCCTCTTCAAATCACAGAGTGGGGGCGGCGGGACGACCTATTACGCCACGAGCGACACGGACGCTGGCGGCGCTTGTGTCCGTTCAGACGCCCCGAATGTCACCGCTGGCTCCTTCGCCTATGTCACCCAGATCTCCTCCGGCACCACGGCGGCCAACGGACTCGCCGACGCCTACGATATCGAGCCTGGAGCGGCCTACCGGCTTCAAATGCGCGCCACCTACGGCGGCACCACCCAGCCGGGAGCGACGACCCAGCCGACCGTCCGCTTTATGGTCCGCTTCTTCGACGGCGCCAAGGCTTCGCTCGGCGACGTCATAGACACGGCGGGCGCCGGTAAGGCGGCCTACTCCGGGGCGCTCGTGACGTGGGAGGGGCAAGCCCCATCCAACGCCGTAGCGGCGCATATCTACCTCCAGCAAGACCAGCCGACCGGCGCTACCGGCCAGCTTTACCTCTCCCTCTTCGGCTTCTACAAGAAGACGTCCTCGGTACTGATCGAGGACGGCGCCGTAACCGCTGACAAGCTGGAGGCCCAGCTAGTCCTCACCTCCGAGGTAATCGCGGGCGACCCGGCCGGGAACCATGCCAAGCTCGACGCCAACGGCTTCCGCGTCATGGCCCCGCCCTCCACCGGAGCCGACCCGGTCGAGGTGATCCGCCTCGGCACCGAAACGGACGACTACTTCGGCGTCGTCGGCGCGGACGGCAACCTCACGGCCTCGATCACGGCGGCGGGCGGCGTCTCTGCTAAGGAGGTAAACGTCGCCGACACGCTGACCTTGGCTGGCGAGGATCTCGGATCGAGGATCGACTACATGCCCCAGCGCCTCACCGCCTGGGGGCAGGTGCCGATCGACTCGACGACCATGCTTATCAACGGCTCCGGCGAGATCGGCCTCTTCGAGCTCGGCTGGGACTCCAACCAGGCGGACGGCCGCGAGGGCCGCATGTACCGCTTTAGCCTGAACCCGCTCCTGATCCGGTCGACCGCCGTCGGCCAGGCCGGGCTTCGGCTCCGTTACACCACGGACGGGTCTAAGCCGACGATCAACTCCCAGCTTCTCCAGTATTCCTACGGCTGGATCGGGGCCGCGAGCGGCTTCCAGAGCCTTGTTATCGACCGGATCATCGGCTCGAATAACGGCGAGTACCTCCGCGTCCTCGTGACGCTCTGGAACGGCACTAGCGGGACCGCGTCGGTTGTCAAAGACAGCAACCAAACGCACATGTTCTCCACCGTCGTCGACCTCGGCGGCTCGACCTCCCCCACGGCTATCGCCTCCACCGGCGGCGGCACGACCGGGACGAAGGCCCCCGTAACGACGACCAAGGAATACAAGGCCAACGCGATCAAGTCCTACACCGGGACCGGGGCCTGGTACAACTACAACACCGGCTACATGTACTCCGGCCTTTCCCCGGCCAACTACGGAGACCTCCGCTCCGTCGCCACCTTCCCGTCCTTCACCTCCGACCTCTCCGGCGCGACGGTAAACGACGTCTGGATCTACGTCTACTACGACTTCTGGTACTACGGCTCCGGCGGCAACGCGGCAATCTCCCTCCACGGCTACTCCACCCCTCCCGGCTCTAGCCCGTCACTCTCCTTCTCCATGATGAGCAACGGCTGGCCCCGAGCGGCCGGGCGCTGGGTACGCCTCCCCGACTCCACCTACGCGGGCTTCAAGTCCGGCACCTACAAGGGCTTCGGCCTGGGCGGGCACGGCGGCGGCTATTCAGAGTACGGCTACGCACACGACGCGCGGATCAAGATCCGCTACACCAAGTAAGGAGCCCTATGGCTGACACTGACCTTCTGAAATACGCCCGAGCCCGCGACGACCAGGACTTCGTCTGGCGCGTTGCGGCGGCCGTCCTCCTGGAGGCGCGCTATAAGTACGAGGCCAACCCGCCTATGTCCCTGGAGGCGCACAAGCTTATGGACTGGGCGCTGGACGCCCCGCTCCAGGCGCCGCCCCTCATGGTGGCCTTCGTAGCGGCCGACGCGGCCGTCGCCGAGGGCATCGTCGTGGACAACGGCGCGGTAATCACCTCCGGCGCATCCGACGCGGCGATCAAGACCGCCGTCGGCTCCTCGTGGGAGACCGTCGCCCGGCAAATGTTCCTTCCGGAGGCGTAATGCCCGCAGAAGACCCGCACACACCGACAAAGGCCGAGACCGACCTCCTGATCGCGTTTACACGCCTGGAGGGCAAGGTGGACGTCGCCCTGGCCCAGCACGGCGCCGATATCGCCGTCCACGGCAAGGAGATCCAGGACCACGAGGCCCGCCTCCGGACCCTGGAGTCGACGCCGACCGTCTCGCCCCGCACCCTCTGGACGACCGTGGCCTCGGCCGCTGGCCTCATGGTCGCGGCTTACCCGATCATCCAGCAGATCATCACCCGATAGGAGCACCCTTTGCTTACTCGTGAACCCCTCGTAATCCGTGGCGCGATCGTCGCCGCCGTAACCGCCCTCCTCCACGTCCTGATCGTCGTCGGCGCTCTGCCGATCGACGCGGACGCCGAGCGCGCGATCGCCGGAGCCGTCGACCTGATCGGCACGGCCGTCCTCGTCGTCTGGACTCGCGGCAAGGTAACGCCCGTCGCCGACCCGGTGATCCCGGCGGCCGACGGCCCGAAGCCTGGCCCTGGAGTCGTCGTCGACTAATCCGGCAAGATCCCGCCGAAGTAGCCCCTTCCTCTACCCGAGGGAGGGGCTTTTCGTCGTTTCCGGCAAGATCACGCCGCCGTGAGCAAACGGCCCAGGCGGGGCAACCTTCTCCTCCGCAAGTACCACCTACCCGAGGAGAGAACCCATGACAACACCCGCCCCGCTGATCGGCCTTATCGGCAAGAAGCGCTCCGGCAAGGACACCTTCGCCGACAAACTCGTCCGCGACCACGGCTATACCCGCGTCGCCCTGGCCGACCCGCTCCGCGAGGCCGCGCTGGCCCTGGACCCGATCGTCGGCACCTTCCCACTCAACTCTGAGGGCGTCGTCCGCGTCCGCGAGTGGCGCCTATCCGACGTGATCGAGGAGCTCGGCTGGGAGAAGGCCAAGGACTACATTCCGGAGGTCCGGAGGACGCTCCAGCGGCTCGGAACCGAGTCCATCCGGGCGCTCGACGACCGCTTCTGGATTAGGACCGCCTTCCAGCGGATCGACGCTCTCCGCGCCGACGGCCACCCCGTCGTCGTGACCGACGTCCGCTACCCGAACGAAGGCGACGCGATCCGGGACGCCACCGGCTACCTCGTCCGCATCGTCCGCGACCTGCCCGACGACGGCGACGCCCACGCCTCCGAGAAGGCAATGGACGACTACCGCGAGCACCTCCGAGTCCCTAACAACGGCTCAATCGAGGATCTCGAATACCTCGCCGGAGCGATCGCCCGCGACTTGACCTTCGTCTACGCAACCATCCAGTAACAACACATTCCAGTAACGAAACCGGCCCCGGTCCCCTCTTCGGAGGAGGCCGGGGCTTTTTTCGTGCCAAAATGCTCGCTAGCGAAAGGCGACCCCCGCGAGCTAACATGGGCGCATGACCAACGCCACCGCAAAACCAGCCACCCTCGCGGACATTCAAGCGGCCGCGACCTCCGCCCTCGCCGGATCTCTATCGGCGCAAGACGTCGAGAGAACCGAACTACTCCGGGGCGTCGCCCGGAACTTCGTCGACGCCCGCGCCCACTTCTTCAACCGCGACGGCGAGCCCGACTGGACCGGCCGGACGCACGCCTACCGCACATGGGTACGGGAGGTTATGTCCCGCGCCCACGTCCCGGCCGACGAAGTGACGACGCTCCAGGCGGCGATCCGCTACCACTCCGGCAACGTCCTCCGCGACCGCCTGGGCGACGAGGCGATCGCCGACCTCGGCCTCCGCAAGGAGAGCCCGCGCGAGCGCTCCGTCGAGAAGCGCGAGCGGACCTCCGAGACGCTAAACCTCTTCGGCGCCGGAGGAGAGATCGCCAACGTCGACGAGATCGCCCTCCTCTGCACCCTGGCGGGGCGCGCGCTGGCGCGTGTAAACACCGCCGGGCTCTCCAGATCCGAGCGCCAGAAGGCGCGGGAGGCGCTCTCCGAGCTCGCCGAGAGGGCGTCCGCCCTGGCGAAGTGAAGAAAGTGAGCTAAGTTCCTTCCCTTGTGTTCTATTTGTAAGAGAGTCTCTCCTATGAAATAGAACCCGAGGGAAGGAACTTCCTTCACTTGCTTCACTACCCCGGCCCCTCGGCCGCCCACTGAGCAAAACCGCCCCTCCGGGCAACCTTCTTCCATGCCCCCATTTCCGAGCATGGAAGGAGTCCTCTGTGACTACCCCCAAAGTGAGCACCATCAAGCGAGGCGGCGCCCGCTTCTATGTCGACCCGGACGACGGCGCCGTAAAAGTCCCTGGCGTTACCTCGATCATCGGCATGTTGCCCAAGGAGTTCCTCCGCTACTGGGCCGCCAAGGAGGTCGCCCAGACCGCCGTCGACTCACTCCCGACGGTCCTCCAGATGATCCTCAACGACCAGGCCGACGCGGCCGTCGACTTCTTGAAGAAGTCCCCGGATCGGAACACCCGCAAGGCCGCCGACACCGGCACCGCCGCGCATGACCTCTTCGAGCGTATGTCGAAAGGCGAGACCGTCGGCCGCGTCCATCCGGACCTGGAGCCCTTCGTCCGGCACTTCGACGAGTTCCTGACCGTCGCCCAGCCGGAGTACCACTTCCTGGAAGAGACCGTCTGGAGCGATAAGCACGCCTACGCGGGCTCCTTCGACGCCTACGCCACCATCGGCGGCGAGCGGCTCTGGATCGACAATAAGACGACCCGCTCCGGCATCCATGAAGAGGTAGGCATCCAGCTCGCCGCGTACCGCTTCGCCGACTCGATCATCCGGGCCGACGGCGGGCGCGTCCCTATGCCCCAGGCCGACGGCGGCGCCGTCCTACACGTCCGGCCCGAGGGCTGGAAGCTCGTCCCCGTCCGTTGCGACGAGGCCCTCTTCGAGGTCTTCCTCCACCTCCGCGAGGTCTTCAAGTACGAAAAGGAGATCAAGGGCACGATCGTCGGCCGCGAGGTCTTCTCCGGCCCTGCCGAGGACGCGCCCACCGGCCCCAAGCGCCGGACGCCCCGCGCCAGGAAGGCGGCGGCCGAATGAGCGATCTCACGCCCAAGCCAATCAAGGCCACGCCCTTCCTTACCGTGATCGCCGACCGTCACCCCCGGCAGAAGGCGCACACGACGCGGGGCCACGCCCACGCGGCGCTCTCCCAGCGCGCCTCGGCCTTCCGGATGGACGACGGCAAGGGCTACGCCCGCCGCCTCTACACCGACGTCGCCCTCTACGAGTGGCGCGACGAGGACTGGCGGCTCCTCTGGGAGGGTAAGCGCGGCGACGTGATCGACCGCGCCGCTCCGCCCTGGAAGAAGGCGTGAGGCTCTACCTCGCCGGACCCATGACGGGCTACCCCCGCTGGAACTTCGACGCCTTCCTGGCGGGCGCCTCGGCGCTCCGCCGGGCGGGCTTCGAGGTGCTCTGTCCGGCAGAGGCCGACCTCGCCGAGGGCTTCGACCCCGACGCCCCGGCCCACTATTTCACCCGCGAGGATCTCCTCCGCGCGCTCCGGCGCGACGCTGAGCTCGTCCTCGCCTCCGACGGCGTCGCCCTCCTGGACGGCTGGCGCCACTCCAAGGGCGCTCTCGCCGAGCGGGCTCTGGCCCGCGCCGCTGGCCTCCGCGCCCGCCCCGTCGCTCACTGGCTGAACGACGGCCCAACACCTACGGAAGGACTCCCACTATGATCCACGGCAACCGCGACGATCTCCTCTGGCTCGCGGGCCTCCTGGAGGGCGAAGGCACCTTTGACGCCCACCGGGGGAAATACCCTCGTATCCGCCTCGCAATGACCGACCGCGACGTGGTGGGCCGCGCCGCGTCCCTCATGGACTCCAAGATCCGGCTCTCGCTCCACGTCGCCCCGGCCAAGCCGACTTGGCACACGGAGATCTCCGGCGAACGCGCCGCCGAGATCATGCGCCAGATCCTCCCCTTCATGGGCACCCGGCGCTCCGGCAAGATCGCCGAGGTGCTCGCCGTCCAGCACTTCCGCCAGAAGGCCGTCGTGGCCGCTGGGACGGGCTCAACACCCGGCCCCCGCATCCAGCGCCCGGCTGGCGTCGCCAAGCCGCTCACGGCCGCGTAAAGCGCCTCCCGAAAGGCCGTGAGCAAATACGGCCACCGGGGCAACCTTCTCCTCTGTCACCACGACCGGGCCGCCCGGCCCGACTGACTCAAAACCAAAACCTGAACCGAAAGGCGTGTAAACGCATGGCACTGAAAATCTTTGGCGACAACCCCGAAACCGCATCGGCACCGCGTAAGCGCTTCGCCGACGACGTCGTGGGCCGCTTCCGCTCCGGCCACCAGATCAACAACCGTCCGGCCGCCCTCTCCGAGTGGCGCGTGACGACCGGCGACCCGGAAGTCGCGGACGCAATCCACGAGATCCTCGGCGGCGACGCTCCCCAGGAATGGGACGCCAAGGGCGAGGACAACCTGGAGGTCTTCACCGCCTCCAAGGAGGTCGAGATCATCCTGGAAGGCGAGAAGGCCCTCCGTCAGAAGATGGTCCTCTGGTCCCGCGCTGGCAAGCTCGTCCAGTCCGGCGACGGCCAGACGATCGACTACCCGGAAGACAAGGTAGGCCCGGACCCGGACGCCCACCTCTCGTTCCAGGAACGCAAGGCCAAGGCCCGCGACGGCATCGGCGCCGAGCCCCAGATCGAGGTCTACTTCCGGATCGCTGGCGAAGAGGAGCTTGGAATCTTCAAGTTCCAGACCGGCTCCTGGAGCATGGCCTCCGATCTCGCCTACAACGGCACGGACGACGAGCTCGCCGACGCGATCGCCGACTCTGACTCCGGCAAGGCCAAGGCGACCTTGAAGTTGGAGGAGGTCTCCTTCGTGGCGAAGAACGGCCCCCGCGCCGGGCAGACCGTCACCTACACGAAGCCCGTCCTCTCGATCAAGGGCGCCCTCTAGTGGGCTTCCTGGCGGGCCTCGTGTTCGCCGCGATCGTCGCCTTCGGCCCGGTCCACCTGGACTTTTGGACCGAGCTCGGCGTGATCTTCATCGGCTCCTTCATCCTCGGAGCCCTCGGAGAGATCGCCTCCAAGTAACCCCCAAGCCCCCGCTCCAGCCCTCACCGGCCGGGGCGGGGGCTTCCCCTTTACCTCTGAGGAGCTCCTCGTGAAAGTCCCCGTAGCAACCACCCCCAGCGAGCCGACCGGCGTCGTCGTGAAGACCTCCAACCTCGCCCCGGCCACGCTGACCGCCGCCGACCGTTGCGACGCCCCGGCCACCGTCGGCGCCCGCTCCGCTTGCGGCGCCCGCGCCTACGTCGCCGCCACCTTCAACGCCCCGCGCCAGGGGCCGCTCCCGCTCTACTTCTGCGGCCACCACTTCGCCGAGAACGAAGCCGTTATCCGCGAGCGGGCGATCCTCGTGGTCGACGAGCGCTTCCAGCTAACCGAGGCCGAGGCCGCCAAGAAGGCCGACGTCCCGGCATACCTGACCACCGTCAAGAGAGGAGGCATCTAGCCTTGACCCCCACCGCAAACCTCGACTTCGAGATCACCCTCTACTCCGGCGAGAAGTGCCAGCGGTGCAAGGCCACGGCCCGCAAGTTCCGCAAGCACGGCATCCCCTTCCGCGAGGTCGACACCACGACCGACGAGAAGGCCGCCGACTGGCTCCGGGCCGCTGGCTTCACGGAGATCCCCGTCGTGATCTGCACAGACGGCCGCGAGTGGACCGGCTACCGGCCGGACATTATCGAGGCCATTGCCAAGGAAGGAGGGACGCTATGAGCGAGCACCTCCGCACCCGCCAGACCGTCCTCGTCGACGGCGTCGGCCCTGGGCCTCACTCGCCTTTTGTCCTGGCCGACCTCGGCGTCTCCTGGCCCGCGATCGCCTCGACCGAGGAGATCCTCCAGGCGATAGACAAGGCCGCCAGCGAGGCCAAGCGTCGAGTCCTGATCCGGAGGCCCCAGTGAGCGCCCGAGGGCGCCGCGAGACGCGCTCGCACTTCTTCGACGCCGCCTCCCTTACCGAGCTCGGCCAGGACGTCGACGGCCTCCTGGCCGGGGGCATCGAGGACGGCTGGGCGGTCGAGACCGTCGACGTCTCCTCCGACGTCCGGATGCTCCGGGGCCACGACGGCCCCTGGCGCGTCTCGATCGTCTACTCCGCCACCGTCACCCTCGCAAGGCATCGGGCATGAGCGCCAATAAGGCCAAGGGCACGGCCTGGGAGACCGACCTCGTCAAGTTCTTCCGCGCCCACGGCATCCCGGCCCGCCGCGTCGCCCAGGAGGGTTTCCTGGACTCCGGCGACCTCCACGGCCTGAGCCCCTTCGTGGGCCAGGCGAAGAACTACAAGTCGTGGGAGGAGGCGATCCGCCTCGGCCTGGACGGCGCCGAGAAGCAGAAGGTGAACGCGGGCGAGCCCTTCGGCGTCGCCTTCGTAAAGCGCGTCCGGCGGGGCGTCGGCCAAGGCTACGCGGTAATGACCGTCCAGACCTTCGCCGACCTCCTCCGCCGCCTCTACCGGGCCGAGGACGGTATCCAGCGCGAGTAAGACCCGTCACTGAAAACCGCCACCCAGGCGTCCGGCTCGCCCAGGACCGGGAGCAGGATATACGTCCCCTCCCGCTCCTCGGCGGGCCGTTCGTCGTCTACCGGCCGACCCAGCGGCACCGCATCGTGCATCTTCTCTCTGACCTCCCCCACACGCGGCCAAGAGCTCGCGTAGCGCGTTTGTTCGGACGCCCCATCCTATCCCGGATATCTGACTTCTCACATACCACATTCGCCTCCCCAGTCACTCCAGCCCCGCCTCTGAGCACCCGACGGCACCGGGGCAACCTTCTCCCTCGAAACTTCCGACCCTCTCCCGAAGGAGGCCCCCATGACACTCGCCGACCTGATCGCCCGCCTCGACGACGTCGAGACCACGCCCGACGGCTACCTCGTCCACTGCCCCGCCCACAACGACTCCAAGCAGAGCCTCCGGCTCACCGTGAGCGACGCGGGCAAGGTGCTCCTCCGTTGCCGCGCCGGGTGCGAGACCAAGGACGTCGTCGCCGCCCTGGGCCTCACCATGCGCGACCTTGCCACCATGACGGCCGGAGACGTCGACTTCACCGCCCGCGCGACCTCCCAGGACGTCCCGGCCTCCCCGGCCGACGTCGCGGCCCTGGCCGTCAAGCTCGACGGCTACGCGGCCCGGCTGGCCGACGAGGAGGATCTCGATAGTCCCGGCGCCATGATCTACGCCGCCGACCGCTTCGGCGTCGACGACGAGGACGCCCGGCGCCTCGGCCTCGGCTACGCGGACGACCTCGGCGGCGGCCCCCGGCTCGTCGTCCCTTTCCGCGACCTCGACGGCGTCGCTCGCGGCTTCCAGGCCCGCGCCCTGGATAAGGACGCCGCCGTCCGCTGGCTCGGCCCCAAGTCGCCCGACGGCGCCTCCTGGGCGAAGGTTGGCTACTTCCCCGGCTCCGCTGGCTTCGACGAGGTGCTGATTACCGAAGGCCCCGGCGACGCCCTCACGGCGGCCTCCGCCCTCGGCTTCGATACCATCGGCATCCGGGGCGCCGGGCTCGTCTCCAATCCCGCCGTCGTCGACGAGGTTGTCCGGATGCTCAACGGCCGCGCCGCCGTGATCGCTGGCGACGGCGACCCCGCTGGCCGCCGCTTCTCCGCCACGCTGGCCGAGGCCCTCTCCGCCCACGACCTCCAGGTAAAGGCCCTGGATCTCCCGGACGGCCTGGACCTCTCCGACTGGCGCGCCCGGAACCCGGCCCGCTTCTACCCGGAGGCAATCCGGGCCATTGCCGAGGCCGAGCCGATCAAGTCACGCTCCGCCGCGCTCCTGGCCTGGGACGAGGACCGCTACTCCCTCTCCGACCTCGGCGGCGCCCGGTACCTCCGGGACTACGTCGAGTCCATCGGCTCCGGCGTCCGCTACACGGAGGAGGTTGGCTTCTTCCTCCTGGAGGACGGCGTCTGGCGCAAGGACGAGCGCCAGGGCGTCCGGACCCACGCCCAGGCCGTCGCCGACCTGGTCCGCGACCTGGCCCGGACGGCCTCGATCGAGGCCACGCGGGACGGCGCCTCGGAGGCTGACAAGAAGCGCGCCGGACGGCTGAACCGCTACGCCACCCACGTCCAGACCTCGCGCGGGATCGACGCCATGCTCCGCGAGCTCCAGGCGGTCCACGGTGTCCCGGCCTCCGTCGGCGACTTCGACCAGCACCCGGACCTCCTCGCGGCCCGGAACGGCGTAATCGACCTCCGGACGGGCGAGCTACGGCCGCACGACCCAGCGCTCCTCCTCACCAGGAGGATCGACTTCGACTACGACCCGAACGCCAGCGCCCCGCGCTGGGAGGCGTTCCTGGAGGAGGTCTTCCCGGCGTACCCGGATCTCCCGGCCTACATGCGGCGCCTCGTCGGCTACGGCATCACCGGCCACACGACGGAGCAATGCTTCGCCGTCCTCTGGGGCACCGGGGCCAACGGCAAGAGCGTTTACACGGACACCCTCACGGAGGTCTTCCGGGAGCTCACGTCGACGACGCCCTTCTCGACCTTCGAGGACCGCGCCTCCGGCGGCATCCCTAACGACCTCGCGGCCTTGAAGGGCGCCCGGCTCGTCATGGCCTCCGAAGGTGAGCAGGGCCGCCCTATGGCCGAGTCCGTCCTAAAGCGCGTCACCGGCCGCGACCTGATCGCCGCCCGCTTCATGCGAAAGGAGTTCTTCGAGTTCCGCCCCCAGTTTCTCCTCAACCTGGCTACCAACTTCAAGCCGAGCTTCAAGGGCCAGGACGAGGGCCTCTGGCGCCGCGTCAAGCTGATCCCCTGGGAGCGCTACTTCGCCCCCGAGGAGCGCGACCACCGGCTCGGAGACAAGCTCCTGGCCGAGCGGGAGGGCATCCTCACCTGGGCCGTCATGGGCGCTAAGGAGTGGTACCGGACGGGACTCAACGACCCCGAGATTATCAAGCACTCGACGAAGGAATACCGCGAGACCTCCAACGTCCTCGACGGCTTCCTCCCCGGCAAATACGAGTTCGGCGAGGGCAAGGCGATCCAGGGAGAGCTCCTCTTCCACGACTTCCAGGAATGGGCCGACGAAGGCAACTACATCGACCTCAAACGCTGGAGCCGCCGGGCGTTCTTCGGCGCCCTGGAGGAGCGCGGTCTCTCGAAAAAGCGCGGGACCGGCGGAAAGACCGTCTTCCACGGTATCCGGCGCGCCCGCCAGACCGACGCCGTCCCGGACCACGCCGAGCTGGAGCGAGCAGACGAGGGCACCGGGGCAACCTTCTCTACCGACCCACTAGCCAAGGCACCCGGAGTCTCCGGCGCTGACCTCGACTCAATCATCTAGGAGCACGTATGGACCTCGACGACGATATCGACCTGGAGCTCGACCCCCGCGAGTACGTCTGTGCGGCTTGCCGCCTCACTCACTGGCGGGGCGCTCCCGATCCTTGCGACCGGGCCTAATGGGGCACCGGCAAAAGGGCAAGGGTGCCAAGCGTAAGCGCTCCTGGCACCGCCGGGGCGCTGGCCCAGACCGGGCCTTCGCCTACGCTATGCGGCGCCTCGCCCGCGCTGGCATGAACTGAAACAACGCCTCCCCCTCCGTGACTTGACTCCGGGCGGGGAGGCGTCCAGGGCGGCTATGAAGGATCGCGCTCACCGACCACATTGTTGATCGGCCACGTCTCCGGCGTCCCCATGAACTTCGCCTAATGACCGAGCGCGGGAGGTTCGACTCCTCCGCCGCCCACCACCGTTTACACGACTCCAAGGAGGAACCCTTGATTACCCTGGCCCACACGATCGCGGGCGACGACTGCCGGATCTTCATGCCGGAGCGCCGCTCGGAGCTCCACGGCTTCCACGACTTCCTCGCCCAGGGCGACAAAGTCCTCGGCCTCGACACGGAGACCACCGGCCTCGGCATCTACGAGCGCGACTTCGAGACCCGCCTCGTCCAGATCGGCAACGGCGTAGAAGCCTGGGTACTCCGCGTCGACCTCTTCGCCGACGAGATCCGGCGAGCCCTCCGGCAAAACCGCCACTTCGTCGTCCACAACGCGGCCTACGACCTCCAGGTGATCGACCGGACCCTCGGCGTCAAGATCGAGGAACTTGCCTCCCGCGTCTTCGATACCCGGATCTTCGCCCACCTCCTCGATCCCCGGCTCCGTGCCGAAGGCGGCGCCGGGCTCCGCTTGAAGGAGCTCTCCGAGATCTACGTCGACGACACCGCGCCGGACACGGAGAAGGGCCTCGCGGCCGTCTTCCACACGATCAAGCACCCGCGCACCGGGAAGCCTTGCACGAAGGACAACGGCTGGCGCTACGTCCCGATCGACAACGAGACCTACGTCCGCTACGCGGGCCTCGACGTGATCCTCGTGACGCGCCTCTTCTACGAGCTCGCGCCGGTAATCAAGGAGCTCGGCCTCAACGACCTTTCCAAGTTCGAGCACCACCTCCAGGGCCTCCTCTGCCTCATGCAACGCAAGGGCATGAAGCTCGACGTGGACTATATCCGCGAGCTCCGCGTCGACCTCCAGAAGGAGCACGAGGAGTATGCCCTGATCGCCAAGCGCTACGGCGTCGAAAACATCAACTCGACCGACCAGGTCGCCGAGGCGCTCCTGGGCATGGGCGAGGAGCTCACGGAGACGACCGCCTCCGGCAAGTGGAAGGTAGACAAGGCCGTCCTCTCCACCCTGGCCGACCTGGATCGGGAGTGGGAGCGGATCGAGGCCCGGACGCCCAACCCGCTCGCCGACGCCGTTATGAGGGCCAAGCGCGCGAGCAAGTGGCAGACGAGCTACGTCGACGCCTTCCTGGACTACCGGGACGAGGAGGACCGCCTCCACGCCTCGATCGGCGGCCTCCAGGCCCGCACGGCCCGTATGTCCGTATCTCGCCCGCCACTCCAGCAACTCCCCTCCGGCGACTGGAAGATCCGGCGGGCCGTCGTCGCCGACCCCGGCCACCTAATGATCTCCTCCGACTACGACCAGATCGAGCTCCGCGTCCTGGCCGCCCTGGCGGACGTGAAGGGCATGAAGCACGCGATCGAGACCGGCGTGGACCTCCACGACTACACCGCGAGCCTGATCTGGGGCGAGGGCTTCACGAAGTTCCAGAGGAAGCTCGGCAAGGGGATCGGCTTCGGCAAGGTCTACGGCGGCGGCAAGGACACCCTCGCCCGCCAGACCGGCGCCGAGATCGACGCCGTGGCTAGCGCTATCGCCGAGTATGACCGCGTCTACCCGGAGATCAAGCGCTACTCCAAGAAGCTCCAGAGCCGCGCCGAGTTCGGCAAGAAGGAGGTAATCACGGTCTCCGGCCGCCACCTCCCGCTCGACCGCGACCGGCTCTACTCCGCTACCAACTACGTGATCCAGTCCACCGCCCGCGACGTCCTGGCCCAGGCGATAGTCGACCTCTTCGACGCTGGGCTCGGCGACTACCTCCTCCTCCCGATCCACGACGAGCTCCTCGCCCAGGCACCGGAGAAGGACGCCGCCGAAGTCGCCCAGGAGCTCGGCCGGATAATGTCCGGCAACTTCTACGGCGTCCCGCTGACCTCGACCGGCGAAGTCACCGGGAAGAACTGGGGCGCAGCCTACGGCGCTGACCCCCAGGGCGGGATCTGGTGAGGGACTCCGGCGTCGTCGCCGCTCTGATCGAGCGACGGCGGCGCCAGATCCTAGTCCACTCCATCCTCTACTACCGGCTCGACTCCTCGCTGATCCCGGACGCCACCTACGACGCCTGGGCGCAAGAGCTAATCCGGCTCCAGGCAGACCACCCCGAGGTCTCCGAGAGCGTCCCCTACCACCTGGACGCCTTCCGGAACTTCACGAGCTCCACCGGCTACGACCTACCCCTCGACGACGAGCGCGCCAACCGCGTCGCCCGCGACCTCCTCACCTACCACGAAAGGCCCAAGCCATGACCCTCCCGACCGACACCGTCCGCGCCACCGCCCGCGAGGCTCTACTCCTGATCCAGTCGCTCAACACGGCGGCCGAGATCCAGTGGGAGCGGTCCCCAGTCCCCCAGCCCCGCGAGGACACCACGGAGCGCGGCTCCGGCGGCCACGGCGACCCGACCGGCGATATCGTCCTGGACGCCCGCCGACTGGCTCTCCGTGACGCCGTGAGCGACGCCGAGGCCGTCATGGCCCGCTACGCCGCCGAGCTCCAAGCCGCGAGGATCAACGTCGACCGGGCCGTCGCCCGCTGGAACGGCGAGTAGTCACCTCCCGCACTACCTGGATAGCCCCCGGATCTTACTCGAATAACAAACGTGTAACGATCCGGGGGCTACTTGCGTATCTACTTGCGTAAGGCAGACTCACGCAAGTAATTTTGACTCTGTCCCCAGTAGTCACACGGACAACACAAGTAGCGGCGCCACGCAAGGCGCCCCACGGAAGGAAACCAAAATGAGCTTCGACAAAGTCCTCGCCGATATCTTCGACCGCAACGCCAAGCAGATCCCCCTCCAGGAGGCCGACGAGCGGGCCGCCATTGCCGACGCCCTGGCCGGTGACTCCGACGCCGTGATCCGCCTTATGTACGCCTACGCCCCGGCGCTCCGGAACGCCGTAAGCACGTTCACCTACGCCGGAGGGGCCTACGCGGCATCCCAGCCCGCCGACCACGAGGATCTCCGCTCCTCCGTGACCGTCGGCTTCATGGAAGCCCTCCGCGCCTTCGACCCCGAGAAGCACACGCGGCTGGCCGCCGTTATCAACGGACCCCTCCGCGAGGCCCTGGCTAACGACCTCACGAGCCCGGTCGCCTTTACGGTCCCCTACCGGACCCTGAGCCGCTTCTACGCGATCCTCCGGAAGGCCGACGGGAACACCTTCGAGGCCGTCAAGATCGCCCGCGAGCACCACATGAGCCCCGAGACCTTCCTCTCCGTCCTCTCGGCCGTCCGCAACGTCGAGAGCTACGACGGCCCCACCTCGACCGAGGACGACGGCTCCGGCGCCCTGGGCAAAGACGCGGCCGTCCCGCTCTGGGACAACTCCGCAGCCGAGGAGGACGCCGTCCTGGTGGCCGCCGCCTTCCTGGCCGTGGACGACGTCGAGGAGAAGGTCTGCCGCCTCGCCTACGGCTTCGAGACCTACGGCGACCCCGTCGCGGATATCGAGATCGGCCACCGGCTCGGCATGACCCGCCCGACGGTCCAGCGCCGCCGCTCCTCCGCCCTCACGAAAATGCGCGCCGCTCTCGCTCTCGACGCCGAGTAAGGCGCCCCGCGTGTAAACGCTCACGGAAGGATCGCAAGAAATGAAACTCTGCTCGAAATGCCGCTCTTACAAGCCGCTAGAGGACTTCTCTCGTAACAAGAAGGCTAAGGACGGCCGCCAGTCATGGTGCCGGGAGTGCGTCCGCGCCTCACGCCCGGCGCGGGCGACGACCTTCGTCTGCGCTGACTGCGGCGGCACATTCCCCCGCACGGCGGCACGAGGGGGCATCCCGACCAGGTGCGAGCCGTGCAAAGAGCTCCACGGCCGCGCCTACCGCCGCGAGTACCAGCGCCAGTATTTCGTCGAGAAGGTGCCGCGCCACGGCTGGACGCCCGACGAGAAGCGCGCCGCTATGGACGCCGTCGGCTGGAAGTGCGAGATCTGCGCCGCCCCCTTCGTCACCCCCAGCGACGCTCACGTCGACCACGACCACAAGTGCTGTCCCGGTGCCTACTCGTGTGGCAAGTGTCGCCGAGGGCTCTTGTGCTCGCGTTGCAACACGACGCTAGGCCGCGTAGGCGACGACGTCGACCTACTCCGCGCTATGGCTGGCTACCTGAGCCGCTGAACCGCCGTAGGAGGGCCTCCGGCTCCGGATGGAGGCCCTCCTCCCTCCCTCCCTCCCTCCTACGAAAGGCCCCCGCAATGCCCGCCCGCCAGAAGGTCGACCGCGCCGAGTTCGCCCGCCTCGACGCCACCATGAGCCTCCCCGAGCTCGCCGCCCACTTCGGCGTCTCCGAGAGGACCGCCTCCCGCGTCCGCCGCGAGCTCGGCCTGAACCGCGAGCACTTCCTGACCCAGGAGCGCCTCGCCAGGATCGAGGCCATGCTCGACGACGGCTGGAGCTTCAAGGAGATCCACCGGACGGAGGGCGTCGACGAGGAGACCCTCCGCCTCCACTTCCCCGGCCGCCAGTGGAGCAAGGCCCAGGCCGTCGCCCACACCCGCGCCGTTCGCTACTTCGGCGAGCAGATCGCCAAGGCTCCCTACGCCTGAGCAAAACCTAGGGGCGGGGCAACCTACCCCCTCGCACACCATCTACGGAAGGACACCACAATGAAAGCTCTTGATCTCTTCGCTGGCACCGGCTGGGGCGTCGCTTGCAAGGCCCTCGGCATCGACGAGGAAGGCGTCGAGCTTATGCCCGAGGCCGTCGCCACCCGAGCGGCTAACGGCATGAAGACCATCTATAACGACGTCTGGGACGGCCTCCGCTTCCCCAGCATGGTCCCCGGCTACAAGCTCCTGATCGCCTCCCCGCCGTGCCAGACCTTCTCCCTCGCGGGCAAGGGGTCCGGGCGGAAGGCCCTCGACGACGTCCTCGCCCTCCTCCACTCCGGCGCTTACAAGCTTCCGGAGGACGGCCTCCGTAAGGCCGCCGAGGATGCTGGCCTGGACGACCGGACAGCCCTGGTCCTCTCGCCTTTGGCCTACGTCTACCGCCACCGGCCGACCTTCGTGGCGTTCGAGCAAGTCCCGACCGTCCTGCCCGTCTGGGAAGCTTGCGCCGAGGCGTTGCGCGAGCTCGGCTACTCCGCCCAGACCGGCGTCCTCAACGCCGAGCAATACGGCGTGCCACAGACTCGCAAGCGGGCGATCCTCGTCGCCCGCAATGACGGCCAGACGGCCCGCCTCCCGGAGCCAACGCACTCCCAGTTTCACTCGGCCGACCAGGGCCGCCTCGACCCCGGCGTCCAGCCCTGGCGCTCGATCGCTGACGCCCTCGGCCGGACGGACCTTGACACCCGCTACACCCAAAATAATAAGCTCGCCCACCAGGCCGTCCGCCGCCTCTCCCAACCCGCCCCCACCGTCACCGCCGGACACGACAGCGGCAACCGTGGCTTCCTGGACGAGGAAGGCGCCCTTACCGTAGCGACCGTTGCCGAGGTATCCGCCCTCCAGAGCTACCCGGCCGACTTCAACTGGCAAGGCGCCAAGACGAAACAACTACTCCAGATCGGCAACGCGGTCCCTCCGCTCCTCGCCGAGGCCGTCCTCCGCTCCCTCACAGCGTAAGTCGCCCTCCGAAAGGCCCTCTAGCCACACCGCTAGGGGGCCTTTCGCGTAGGGCCTTGCGAAAGTCGTCACTCGTGGCTTACACTGTTTACACGAAGCAAGACCACCGCCCCGAGGGAAGGAACCCCAAAATGACCGCAAAGTTCAGCACCCGCGAAGAATGGCTCGTCGCCGCCGTCGAGGCTCTCCGCCCCATGTTCTCCGCTCTCACCTCCGAAACCATCCCCGCCGTTCGCGTCTCCGTCGGCTGGCCCGGTGGCAACGGCCGGAAGAACAGCGTTATCGGCCAGTGCTGGAGCACGAAGGTAGCCGCCGACTCCGTCTCCCAGCTTTTTATCTCCCCCGTCCTGGACGACGCCGTGCGAGTCCTCGACGTCCTGGCCCACGAGTTGATCCACGCGATCGACGACTGCCAGAGCGGCCATAAGGGACGCTTCGCCAAGATCGCCAAGGCCCTCGGCCTGGAAGGCAAAATGACCGCCACCGTCGCCGGTCCCGGCTTGAAGGCAGAGCTCGACCAGATCGCCGCCGAGCTTGGCGAGTACCCCCACGCGGCGCTCGTGAACCCCGGCCAGGGCGCCGACGGCCCGAAGAAGCAGGGAACCCGGATGCTAAAGGTCGAGTGCGAGGCTGGCTCCGGCTACAAGGTCCGGATCACCCGCCAGTGGCTCGACGAGTACGGCGCCCCCAAGTGCCCCTGCCACGACGAGGTGATGGTCGAGGCGTAAGGCGCCAAACGTAAGGCCCTCGGAGAGATCCGGGGGCCTTTCCTATGTCCTCTTTAGACACTCATGCGCCCTCGTGAGTGCCTAAAGGGGATATGATGGGCGCCATGAGAATCCTCGGCTACGTCCGCCTCTCCAGAGCCTCCCGCGAGGAGTCCACCTCCGTCGTCCGCCAGCGCGAGATCATAGCCAAAACATGTGCCGCCCGCGACTTCGAGCTCGTCGACATAATCGAGGACGTCGACGTAAGCGCCACGAAGACCCGCCTAGAGCGCCCCGGCCTCTCCGAGATCCGCGCCAGGATCAAGGCGGGCGAGGCCGACGCCGTCATGGTCTGGCGCCTGGACCGGATCGCCCGCTCCGTCGTCGACTTCGGCGTCCTCCTGGACGAGGGCCTGGACATTATCTCCGCGACCGAGCCCCTCGATACCGCCTCCCCTATGGGCCGCGCTATGGCCGAGGTGCTCCAGGTCTTCGCCCGCCTGGAAGCCAAGACGATCGGCGTCCGGATCTCGGCCTCCCAGGAGCACCTCCGCCGCGTCGGCCGCTTCCCTGGCGGCGTGATCCCCTACGGCTACCGGGCCGTCCCCCACCCGGACGGCGTGGGCCGCGCCCTGGAGCCCCACCCGGAGGAGGCCGCCGTCGTCCGCCGCATGGCCGACGAAGTCCTGGGCGGCGCCTCCGTCTACGCCGTGACCACCGGCCTAAACCGGGACGGCATACGGCCCCGTAGGGCCTCGGAATGGACGCCCACCTCCGTCCAGCGGATACTCCGCTCTAACGCCGTCCTGGGCCGCGTCAAGGTCCGGGGAGAGCTCCTCCGCGACGACGCCACCGGCCTACCCCTCCAGGTCTGGGAGCCGATCCTCCGCGTCGAGGAGGTCGAGCGCCTCCGCGCCCTCACGGACTGGACGCCGACGCCCGGCCGCTCCGAGGCCACGGCCGAGGGCCGCCGGACCAAGGCCACCCGGCTCCTCTCCGGCCTGATCTTCTGCCCAGGGTGCGGCTACCCGCTGACGGCCAAGAGCCGCCGCTCGACCGGCGCCCCGCTCTACGTCTGCGAGGCCCGCGCGCGTGGCCGCGTCTGCCCTGGCGGCGTGGCGATCGAGTGCGAGCGCGTCGAGGAGGAGGTCGCCCGGCAATTCCTGGCCGTCGTGGGCCGCTGGCAGGCCGTGGAGCCCCGCGTGAGCGTCCGCGAGGTCTCCGGCCTGGCGGCGGTCGAGGAGGCCCTGAGAGCGACCACGGACGCCCTCCGAGCGCCCGACGCGGACCTCCCGGTCCTCCTGGAGCGGCTGACCAAACTACGGGCCGAGCGCGACCGCCTCGCGGCGCTTCCCGAGGAGCCCGTCGTCGAGCTCGTTGACTCCGGCCGGACCTTCGCCCAAGCATGGGCCGACCAGGACGTCTCCGGCCGCCGCGCCCTCCTGGCTAACTCCGGCGCCGAGATCACTATCGAGCGCGCGCCCCAGCGCGGGAAGTGGTCGCCGGAGCGCGTCCGCGTCGCCTTCCACGGCTGACGGAGCGCCGGAGGAGCGCCGGAGGCGCCGTGTAAACGCCCTCCAAGTGAGCGAATAGTGAAGAAAGTGAGCTAAGTTCCTTCCCTTGTATTCCATTGCATAGGAGAGACTCTCTTACAGCTAGAACACAAGGGAAGGAACTTGCTTCACTTCCTTCACTAAAACTCACTTTCGCCCTTCGTGAGCAACCTCCCCCACCGGGGCAACCTACTCCTTTGTCCTCACCACCACGACAAAGGAGGCCCACCGTGGCAACCCGTACCAAGGCCGAGCACCGAGCACGAGCCGAGGAGCTCCTCGCCCTCTCCAAGACGTACCCCCACCAGAGCGCCGCCCGCCTCGCCGCCCTGGCCGAGGCCCAGGTAGAGGCCGTCCTCTCCCTCCCCACCGCCGACGACTTCGGCACCCCCGCCTCCCCCGAGGTCGACTCCGCCCTGATCGGAGCCACGCTCGCCCAGGACGCCCCCAAGGCCCCTCGCCGGACCCGCAAGGCGCCCTCCGCAAAAGAGGAGGCGTAGCAATGGGCCAGATCCGCTCGACGGCCGCCGTCGACACCGCCCACGCCCTCTCCGACGCCGAGCGGAACGGCTCGACCGTCACGATCACGATCAACGGCCACGCCCCCGAGACCGGCACCGTGAGCGCCCACCCGACGCTCCCCTACGGCTACTGGCGCTTCCGCCCAGTGTCCGGCCACCGCGCCCCGCTCTCCTTCCACTCCTCCGACGTAGCCGAGGTGATCTTCGAGTGAGCCCCCAAGCCGCCCTCACGGCCGCCCGCAACACCGGGAGCCCCGTCCGCGCCACGCTCGACGACGGCCGCGTCCTGATCGGCGTCCCTTACGCGACGCTGACCGGCCAGCACGCGATCCGGCCCGCTGGCGCCTCCCGCCCCGTCCTCTTCTCCGCCGCCCAAGTAATCGAGGTGCTTCCCGCATGACCATGTTCACCTACACCGACGCCGACGGCGACAAGCTCAACGTCCAGACCTCCGGAGGGCACAAGGACACCGCCTGGGTACGCAACCCCGGCGACTCCGCCGTCCACGTCTCCAAGGCCGACGCCCCCGCCGTCGCCCTGGCGATCCTGGAGGCCGCCGGATGGGAAGCCAAGGTCGCCTCGACAGTGGGCGCCGAGGAGGCCGTCTACGCCCTCCGCGAGCACGTCCGCGACACCGCCCAGGAAGCCGAGCTCGCCGCCGAGGCCCTCGCCCTCCTGAACGCCGCGACGGACTCGTGCTACGCGGACTTCCCCAACGAAACCGTCCGGGAGGTCTGGCGCCGTGCCGCCCGCCGAGCCCGCGAGATCCACTCGTGAGCGCCGCCCAGGGCCACTACACGGCCGTCCTCACGATCGAGCGGGTCTCCGTCACGGAGGCCCGGCCCGTCGGCCGGAGCGAGACCCAGACGGCCCGCGACGTCTCCGAGGTAGCCCGCGTCGTGATCCGCGCCGCCACCCTGGAGTCCCTCCGCGAGAAGGTCGCGGCCCACGCCGCCCTGATCGAGGACGGCGAGCCATGAGCCTCTCCCTCGGCGAGCGCCAGTACCGGCGCCGCCGCTACGAGATCCGCCACCGGATGCTCACCCTCCCGATCCCGACGGGCGGCCCCTACGAGCGACGCGCCGAGCGCCGCTGGAAGGCCGCCCTCCGGCGCTCGATCCGCCTCCACTTCACCACCCCCTCACTGATCCACAACGGAAGGAAACCCCGCAATGTCTAACCCCCGCTTCATCCCCGCCCTCGCCACCTGGACCTCACCCGAGTCCGGCGAGAAGGGCATCGGCCCCTCCTACGGCGTCCTGGACACCCTGGAGAACACCTTCGCCCCGTTCCTGGACGAGGGCGTCGGCGCCAAGATCGGAGACGCCCTGGCCGCCCACGCCGCCGAGACCGTCGCCGCCAAGCCCGAGGCGGGCTGGGACTTCGTCCAGGACTTCGAGCTCGTGCCCGTAAAGGCCCGCTTCGAGTGGCGCCGGGCGACCTACGACCGGGTAAAGACGCCGACGACCGGCGTCCTCGACAACGAGCTCGGCCGCTTCGCCCCGTTCGGCTACGAGGGTAGCGGCGTCAACGTCGACGACGTCGTCGCCTCCGTGGCCCTCGCGCCTGAGAACTACGCCTACACCTCCGACTACAAGCTGACCGATTAGGAGCCCCTCCCATGCTGAACCTCTTCCAGCGCCGCATCCTCGGCGCCCTGAACCTCTCCGCCAAGTACCCGACCCTGGCCGGTCCCGGCCGCCTGAGCTACTCCCACATCTACGCCGGGACCGTCCCGGCCGCCGAGGTAGCCCGCCGCCGCAAGGCCAACAAAGTAGCCCGCGCCTCCCGGCGCATGAACCGAAAGGCGGCCTAGCCGTGGAAAACGAAGACCTGACCTTCAAGAGCGCCGACGGCGAGACCTACAAGATCACCCTCCCGGCCAGCGCCGACGACTACGCGACCTTTAGCGTCCACTCCTCGAAAGACCCGGACGAGGTCCACGTCGACGTCGTCTTCTTCCCGGACGAGCTCGACGACGTCGCGGCCCTCTTCGCCCGCGCCGCCAAGGCCCGCACCACCTAACCACCCCGCCGACGGCCGGGAGTGCCTCCCCAGGCGCTCTCGGCTATCGGCGTTTACACGAAAGGAGGACCGCATGGTCCGTCCCGTCGACGCCCGCTTCCCGGTCTCCCAGGGCTTCGGCTCTATGGCGACCGCTGGCGTCCTTCCCAACTCCAACCCGGCGAGCGGCGTGGGCTACTACGTCTGGCTCTACGGCAACTACCAGCCCTTCGGCCACGCCGGAACGGACATTGCTTGCCCGATCGGCACCCCCGTCCGGGCAATGGACGACGGCGTCGTCGTCTGGGCCGACTGGGGCTACAACCTCCCCGGCGACAACTCCGAGGCGGGCTGGCGCTCCCGTTGGTACTTCTACAAGGGCTTCCCAGGGATCTTGACCGTGATATGGCACCCGGCCCGCCGGAAGTACACCGCCTACGCCCACCTCTCGGATAACAACCAGGCCCCCAAGGGCACCGTCGTCAAGGCGGGCCAGATCATCGGCCTCTCTGGCAATACCGGCGGCGTCGCGGCCCACCTCCACGTCGAGGAGTTCGGCGACGACCCGACCTACCCGACCGGGCGCGGCCTGATCTACGGCCGCAACGACGCATCCCACCTCTTTACCACCATTGCCCCGGCGTCGTCCGGGATCACCCCCATCACAGAAGGAGACGACGAATTGAGCGCTAAAGACGTCCAGGAAATCAAGGAATACATTCACGCCCTGCTAATCGGCGGCTACGTCACCGGCGGCAAGCGCCACCCCGGCATCGGCATGGTTGTCGAGGAGAATCAGCGCCGGATCGGCGCGATCCCGACGGAGGTCTGGAAGACGCCGGTAATCCGCTCCGGCGGCAACGTCTCCGCCCTCCAGGAGCTCGCCAACGCCAACACGAGCCTCAACGCCCTGGCCCCGGCGATCAAGGGCCTCCCGTCGGCCGTGACCGAGGCTATCGCCAAGGCCGTCGCGGCGAATATGCCCAAGGAGGTCGCCGCCGCGATCCCGGACGAGATCGCCCAGGCGGTCGTCGCCGAGCTCCAGAAGCGGCTCCAGAGCTAGCCCGAGAAGCCCTCGCCCTCACCGGCGGGGGCTTCTTGCGTTTGGGGACTTGCGTAAGGCGTCGCTCATGCCTTAGACTGTTTACACGAAGCAGGAACAACCCAGAAGGAGCCCCAAAATGAACACCGCCGCCAACCTCACCCTCGCCGAGACCCTCAACACCGCCCGCCTCCAGGCCAACGCATCCGGCGACACGGAGGGCGCGATCTACGCCTCGATCGCCGAGACCCTCCAGGCGGTCCTCGCCCTCCTCGTGGTCGACTCCGTGGAGGCCACCTACCAGGCGATCCTCGACGGCAACACCGTCCGCCAGGCTCTCGCCCTCGGCCTCTAGCCCCCGCCGCCCAGCCCCTCGGAGAGATCCGGGGGGCTTTTTCTTTTGCCGTGAGCAGATCCGCGCGCGGGGCAACCTTCTCCTCTGTCAGCACGACAAACCACTACGGAAGGAACCCCCGCAATGATCTCGATCCCGCTCGACGCCTACCTCCAGATCCTCCGCTCCATGAGCACCGAGGACCACCCTTTCCAGGACCACGAGACCCACGCCGCCGAGCTCGGCGAAGCCGCGACGGCAATGGCCCACTCGGTCGCCAACTTCATCGACGTGGCCCGCCAGTCCATCGGCTACGAGGCCGGACGCTCCACCCTGGAAGACCTCGTCCACACCTTCCCCGTCACGGAGGAGCCCCAGAGCCCCGAGGACGCCCTCCTGGCGGCCCTCTCGGCCCTCTTCGCCGCCGTTCCCGACGAGGACGGCAAGGACGCCCCGAAGGGCGAATAGCACGACCCCCCAGGGGCGGCGAGGCTTCGGCTTCGTCGCCCCTCGGCGTATCCAGGAAGGAGGCCCTCGTGGCCCGCAAGAAGAACGTAACCAACCTCCCGGCCGACTGGCACGAGCACGACTCCGCCGAGGCCAACGGTCGCCACATCACCACTGGGACTGAGGTCTCGATCAAGGGCGAGCGCGGGCGCTTCCGCTTTATCAAGCGCGTCGTCCGCGACTCCGGCGCCGAGTGGCTCGACTTCTGGGGCGGCCCTAAAGGGTGCGAGTCCTGGCGCTCCTTCGGCGCCGACCAGATCCGCCGCGTCCACCGGATCAACACCACTGAGAAGGCGCTGGCCGCCCAGTACAAAGAGAAGAAGGAGGCCCTCCGTGCGGCTTGACCTCACCCCTATGGACATACTCGCCCTCCACCTCGGCTATGTCCTCTCGTCCCTGATAATCGCCGGGGCCTTCCTGGCGCTTATGTTCCTCTCGGCATATGTCGCCGTCCTGATCGACCTCGCCAAAGAGCGCCGCACCCGGCGCCGGAAGGAGTCCCGCAATGTCTGAAACGCCCGTCTGCACTTGCATCAAGCGCGCCGTCGAGACCCGCTACGGCACGACCAAGCTCGTCCAGGTGCTCGACCCCTTCTGCCAGATCCCGGTCCACAAGGAGCGCGGCTCGACCGCCTACGAGCCGACCTACGCGAGGAAGGCCAAGGAATGAGCGACGCCGCCGCCTTCGTCCTCGGCGTGATCTCCTGGGCCGTTATCATCGTCGGCTCGTGCGCCGCCGTGGCCGCCGTCTACTGGATCGGGGATAGATGGTGGAAGAGGTAACGCCAGCCGCCAGGATCGCCCAGGCCGCCCAGGCGTTCGACTCCGGCAACGGCGAGGCCCAGGCGCTCACCGCCCAGGCCCTCGCCCGGCTGGCCTACCGGCGGCGCCACTCCGGGAAGACGTGCCAGACGTGCCGGGAGACGAAGCCCCTCTCGGCGTTCGGCTTCGACGCGCTCCGGCCCGACGGCCTAAGCGTCCGGTGCCGGGCGTGCAATAGCGCCAGAATGAGGGCCTCCAGGGCGGCGCGTGTAAACGTGCCACAACCGGGGCAACCTTCTCTAATGTAGGGGAAATAAGGCCCTCCTCACTTCCGCTCTGTGAGCTCCTCCCTACTGGAGACAGACGGTAAGGAGGAGGGCTTCCCCTCACCTCCAGACCACCCGACCGCCGGGTCGAGCGCCTTCTCCTCGCTCCCTGGCCCTGCGCCCCAGCGCCGCTCCCGCCTCCTTCCCGGTCGAGCGCCTGGGGCGCCTTACTTTCTACACCCGCCCCCTCTGCATACGCGGCAAGGGGCGGGTTTTCTTTTGCCCGAAAGGAGGCCGCCCCCATGATGCTAATGCTCCAGATCCGCGACATTGCCGTGGCCTTGAAGATCGGCCTCCACTTCGGCCGCGTGGACAAGGCCCCTGCCTCGGCGCCGAGCAACCCCCCTGCCTCCGCCCAGGAAGACCCCCTCCCCTCGCCCAGGAAGACCCCCGTAGGCTTCGCCCCCAACCCACCCAGGGGCGCGAGCTAATGGCCTGGGACACGAGCGATAGGAAGTCCAGGCTCCCCGCTGACTGGACCACCCGCCGCGTCCGGGTGCTGAGGCGGGACTCATACAAGTGTCAAGCCCGCGACTCACGCGGGATCAAGTGCGGCGAGTGGGCCAACCAAGTCGACCACATCGAGCCCGGCGACGACCACGACTACGACAACCTACAAGCGTTGTGTCGTTGGCATCACGATCGCAAGTCTTCCGCCGAGGGTGCGGCGGCTCGTCGACCTCGACCTCGCCAGCGACGTGAGCCTGAGCCCCACCCTGGGATGGTCCGGCCCGCCTGATCTCGGCGACACCCCTGGGGGTACCCTCCCCCATCCCCCCTCGCCCCGGCTCGAACCGGCAT